TTCTACGATATCCATATAATGTAAAAGGCTGGTGACTTTGTCATCAGCCCCACCCTTTTTAAAAAGAGTTTCCTTATAGATATTTTTTATGCATTTGGTGAATTATCACACAGTCTGACGTCCTCCTTGTTGAAGGACACCTTGGCCTGCAGGCCGTAGCATTCACCTACATAGTCATTATCGAGCCAAACCTCGCCCCAAGTGCCGGACATTACTCTTTTTGCACTATCCATAGGTTATATCCTCCTTCTATATTGCAATCGCAAGGTCTATATCTTCGATTGCATCCAAAATCTTAATGCTTGCCTTTAAGAATACCTTATCCGCTGTATTTGCTTCTTTGATTTGCTGCTCGGACATGGCGGATGTATCTACTCCGATGGACTGCAAATATGCCTCCTGTGCAGCCAAATCAATCCCGACGGAGCTGCTGCCGGCTTGCAGGATACCCTCCTGCTCCAGCTGAGTAAAATACCCGCTTATGGCTGAGATCAGCAGGCACTTATTATCATAGTCGTTGGCATACTTGCCGATATAGCTGTCCTGGGCCGTCATCTTTATGTCATTCTTTATCATATCAACAGCTTCAACAATCTTAATCTTCTTGAAGGTCTCACCCTTATCCTGTGTAGTCGTCTGCAGACTGTTGACGCCGCGGCCAACTTTGACCTTTTCTCCATCGTGGAATATGATGAATTCTCCATCATCAATAGCAGCATCCATTTCAGCCTTCGAAAGGCGTGTTACATCTGTAACCTCAGGCAGAGGTGCATAAGTACAGCTTATTGTCATCGGTGTGCCGGCAATCAAACCGGCAATCCTGGCACAATACCCTGCTGCTGCATATGTGTTTTCTCCAACCTTTATCCCATCTGTTGTGAAGTTTACAATTGCCTCGCTGTCGGCAGCCTTATCTGGCAGCACGGCCTTGGGAGTGAAATCATTTGCACGCTGAGAAGCTATCCATGTTGCTATTTCTGTCGCTTCCGTAGCATCACAATCAGGAGGGCCGGCAAGATAGTCAAAAGTCTGTGTTGCCAGGTAGTTTAGCGCCTCAGACAAATTCGCAGCTTCATCATCCAGAACATAAACAATCACCTTTCTTGGCGGATTGACGTACCCTATGAACGCCTGATCAACGTATGCCTTATTTACAGCACCAAGTTCCGCAGGAATCTGTGTGCTGTTCGTCAAAACATGTGCGCCCTGAGCTGCCGCAGCAGCATCCTTCAATATAATGGCTACTACGCCTTTTGCAGAGCGCTTAACCGCTGATACTGCTTGAGATTTGAATTCAATATTGATATTTGGAAGTCCCAACTTTATTCCTCCTTCACGGTCGTATAGACCTTATTAATTAGTGGTGTATCATCTATAGCATCCGAGCGGTCATCATAGTATTCAAACTGCAAATCTATGTAGGCCTGATCAAAATTCCTGCCGCCGGAGCTTGCCCTTACTTTTACCGACCTATCGTCAACATTGATATAGCCATTCCTGAATATATCCAGCACTCCGTTTTGAAGGGTGAGCAGCTGGACAGTATCACTATGAGAGTAATCATCTGTCGTATCAAAGCATGTTATTGTAAAATAGTCAGTTTCCTGAATGGTTCTGCGGTTCACGGACTTTTGGTCAAAGGTAACAAGCTCAATAAGGAAGCACGGCCTCTCAAATTGCTTTGGGCATAGGTCAATATATACTGTATGGTCAGGATACTTTTCGACTAAAAGCCGGTTAATTTCATCCAGGATCTTTATGCTGTTTATTATTTTGACCTCCTCCCCTCTATACGGTCGGCCAGGTTCTCAGCAAACCGTTCCGCTATTTGAATGGCCTTTGCATCGACATTCTTTTGTGCATTTTGGTAGAAATGCCTGCCTTCAACAAACGGTGTGTTAATTCTGGGCTTATAATGCTTTGCTTTTCCACTTGGCTGCCTGATTTTGTGGCCGCTTTCAAGGTAGTTGGTTATGGCACCGGGGCTGTTGTCACCAGTACTGCCCTTAACAGCTCTTACGGCAGCATATCCACCGCCGCTGCCCACATGCTCCTCCTGCCAATTCCGGATCTTCCCCCGGTCGTCTTTAACGCCGGAAGCAACAATCTGTGCGTCCACTTCCTTTTTTGCCATGTCTGCCATCTCTTCATGCAGCTTTCTTCTGGCCTCAGGCACTTCATCCAGCAGAACATTTAAATCATTTGTAAGCTCTTCTAAGCCCTTCAAATTAATGCTTTGCATAATCACACATCCTTGGTCATGCTGATCTCGTATTCATTCTTGTACTCATCCAGGTTGTGAACAACCTGGACATTAAAGGTATCATTACCTATTTTCACGAGGTCCGCTGCCTGCAGCTCTATAGCTTTTGGTGTTACCAGTACATATGTTAGCTCGTTGACCGCCTGAGGCTTCTGCTGCTGATATCCCAAGTATTTTTCAACCAGACATGCCGGGAAAGTGGCTATTGTTTGCGGTTCCTCTGGAATAGGCCTGTTTAGTGAATTTTTACCTGATGTTTTTCTAGTAGCAATGCATGTAACAGGTTCAATCTGTGCGGCTGTTACCTCATAAAGCATGCGGTTGATTTCTTTGATGTCAGTTAAAAAGTAGTGCCTTCCCTGCCACCTAAGAGCCTGGTGAAGCGTCAATGCGCATTTTCTTATTGTAAATTTTGCTGTCTTGACTCCGATGCCGACCGTTGAAAACAGATTTGTCTTTTCAAGGCTTTCAGCCTTAGCCCATATTGTAGCCGCCACATCCCAGGTATAAATATTTCCGGCATTCCCCAAAGTTAAAATATATATCCTGCTGTTCAGTTCTCCTGCCCTCATACATCCACCCCCTAGGACGGCGGCACATACATGCAAGAATTCAGTAAATTATAGAAAGCCGTGGGGACATCCGTTGACTCCGGGTTGTCAATCCTGTGGCTTACATACAATTTAATTGCTGATTTTATCGCCTCAGGAATCTTTTGAGGGGCTGTGTAACCGGCTTTATATGTGAAAATCACGCTGTCGTATTTCTGAAGCGTAACTGCAGGCCAGGTCTTATCTTTCCTAAAGTACACCTTCCCGGATCTGCTGCTTACAACAAAATCATTAATGTCCATTGCCAATTCGGCGCCGTTTGTGTCTATGATCTTAACTGCATCAAGTACTTGTAACGGTATGCGGGGCACTTCAATTGGCATTGAGGGTAACGTATCAAAAGACAATTCCCATATCTGTTCCATCAGCACCCATTGGATATATTTTTCTGCTTCTTCCCTGCCGGACTTAATAAGTCCGGTGATTATGCCGTCTAAGCTATCATCAGAAATTCTCGCCCAATCTTTAGCTTCCTGAAGTGTCACCGGCTCCTGCGTCGGTGCCGCTACCAGTTTTATCCTGTAATCCACCTTTATCACCGCCTTTTGGCGCTTCTTCTATTAGCTTTACCCATCCCCGTGCAGCCCAGTTATATGCAATCTGCCATGGCAGCTCCTCTGTGCTGCCTTTTTTAAGTTGTTTCCCATCAAGGTTAAGCCCTGATATTAATATTTTTACCTTCTTCATCACCTGTGCCCCTTTCAAGGATTGTAAGGGGCCGATTAAGGCCCCATCATGCTTATATTGCAGTTACGTCAAGCTGTCCGTAAACAGCTGCGCCGCTGTCTATCAGCTTGACATCTTCCCTTTCTATAGCCCTTACTTCAGTATTATCTTTTCTGAAGGCTGTACCGCCTACATTGGTGGTGTCAATCTGGTATCCCTGACGCTCAAACATAGTTATGAGCTCAACCAGGTTGCCTATGATGCAAGGAGCCAGCCTGGTAGTTGTGCCGGTTGTTGCAAGTACCGTATTGGGCACCACAATTACAGGCTTTCCGAATATTATGCTGCTTGACGGTTCAGTTACATCGGGCTTAAGCAGCGGCCTGTTCTGGCCGTCAACCCAGGTGTCCATCAGTTGGAAGCCGTCCTGGTTTGTGAGGACTACAGAGCCTGCAGCAAGCATCGGGTCAAGAGTTACATTGAGGGCTTTCTTCATTGCTTTCCAGTCAGCAAAGGTTACTTTGCTGAGAGTAGCAGCCAAATCGAGTATGAGCTTGTTCCTTGTTACTACTGACTTCTTGCCTATCCATCTCTTCAGGAAGTCCATGATGGCCTGATCTGTGTCCTTCAGGAGATCATTGGATACAGGCAGCCATCCGGCATATTTTTTAATAGCGTATGATATGTTTACAAGTTTGGGGTTTCCCATGTCAGCTATATCATCTACGCCTTCGTTTGCCAGATTCTCAAAAGGTGTCATTGTAGCAATCTGTTCAAAAACCCTGCTGCCGGAATTCGTGTTTACCGGAATGACGTTGATAAGTCTTTCAAGAGCCGGCAATAACCTTTTGTACTCATTGATTGATGTCTGGATATCCTGAGGTACTGCAAGGCCGCCATCTGCTGCCGAGCCTTCTGTCATTGCATTTCTTGCTTCAAGCAGGTTCCTATCCTCTGCTGACAATCTCTGCATCCTGAATGCCTTCATGAACGCAGCCTTGTACTGTGCTTCATCTTCCTTCTCGTCTTTTGCTTTCCCTTCCGGCTTCACCTCTCTGCCGCCGCTTGTTTCCAGGTCTTCAATGTCTGCCAAAAGCTCTATCTGCGCTTTCAGAGCCTTGGCTTCTTCGGCCTTAGCCTTAGCCTCGGTCATCTTGTTTTCTTCAGCCAGCTGCCTTGCTTCGTTTGTAACCTGTGCAAGCTGCTGCCTGAGTTCTCTTTCCTTCTTTGTCATGTCTCTTTTCCTCCATTTCATATACTTGTTATGTGATAAAAAAAAATGAACCTTACATAAGGTCCAATTCTAACAGTAACTTTTCTTTTTCATTACTGCTCTTAGGAGTTCCTTCTGGGGGCTTCGGTTTTTCCTTCAATGCTTCAGGCAGGTTCCTATAACCTTCAAAATAGTCAGAAACACATGCCGCAGCATTGTTCGCCTCACCAACCTCGATATTGAAATACTTGGCGGCTTCCTCGCCTGTCAGCCATGTCTCTTCGGCAACAAGCCGGCGGATTGTTTCAATGTCAATTCCTTCTTTGAGGTTTTCCTTGTAGACATTCATTATGCCTTCTTCAATCCTGTCCAGGTCATCAGCCATTTTTCTAAGCTCATCCGCATTTGCACCCCAGGTCCATGCCCAAGGTTTATGTATCATCATGAATGCGTTTGAAGGAATAATTACTCTGTCCCCTACCAGAGCTATTACCGACGATATGCTCCCTGCTACACCGTCAACATATACTGTTTTCTCAGCAGCATGTCTTTTCAGCTGGTTGTAAATAGCAAGTCCTGCAAACACAGATCCCCCGCCGGAGTTGATGTAAATATTCAACTTGTTTTTTCCTTCAATCTCCTTAAGGAAATTCTTTATATCGTCTGGACATACATCGGTATCATCCCACTTTGCCCATAAGGAGCTTACGATATCGCCGTATATGTACAGCTCGGCATAGTCCTCGGTTTGATTTTTTATTTCGAATTTACCCGTTACCTTCTCTTTGCCTGTCCTCTGGTCTTTGAACTTCAGCTCAAGAATCTTATTCACCCGCGCTGCCTCCTTTCTGCTCATACTGTTTGCCTGCCATTGTAATAGGAATCATACTGCCGTTGAAGTAGAGTTTGTCGCCGCCTTCCAGCGGAGGATCCTCTTCTTTTGCCCTGCATTCATTTGGAGTTTTGAATCCAAACTGTATGGCTTTTGCATAGGCATTATATCTTTTTTCAGTATCACCCCTTAGAATGCTGTCAACATTGAACTTCACATAATAGCCTGCCATTATTTCCGGGTCAAGGAATAGCTTATACCGCAGCTCATCCTCATACATTTTGAGGATTGCTTGCAGGGTATCTATGTAAAATTCTCTCTGCTGCTCTTCAATATTGGAAAACGTAGCTCTATCAAGGTCATTGATTTGATGGAGCTTTATACCGAAGGCGGCCGCAATCTGCCTTATTGTGAGTTTTGTATTCTCCAGGAACTGAGCATCAACCAGATTCATGCTTATTGGCTGGAATTGATAGCCTATAGGCAAAAGGCTAATTTTATGGGAGTTTTTAAGTCCGTTGCTCATTTCCTCGAACTTTTCCCGGAAAGTTTTCTGTGCTTCCGGGGTCAAAGTGCCCACATATTGCACAATACCCTTTGTTTGCATGCCGTTTTTAAAGAAATTATTGATGTATTGTTCCGCAGATTTGGCATTTTCCAGGCTATTTGACAGTATTTCTGTTATATCCAAGCCAGCTATACCGTCGGTTGTGAGCCCTTTAAAGTGCAATATTTCATCAGCCTGGAGCTTATACTGGTTCCCAGAATTATCTGTGTATACGTACCAGACTGAATTCTTACTGCTTATCAGTCCAATATCATCGACGTAAATTTTCATCTGTGAGCTGTTCAGAGGGTATATCCCTGTAATTTTACCGGCATTTTTCCCTCTTTCAGCAACATCAGGCCATGCAAATGCATTGCCTCTTATACTCCTTTGTGCTTCAATGCACTTCCAAAAGTCCGAAGGACTCATAAAAGGATTCGGCCTTACTGCGAGTAGTGAATATAGATAGTGGTCCGTGGCCTTTTTTATACCGTTGCTTTCCTGATAGATTTTCAAAGGTAATTTGCTCACCGTATCAGCGAGGAATTTTACACAGGAATAAAATGTTATCTCTTTCAGAGCCTTATTGCCTTTGATATTAACAGCATCCGGGTCAACCCCCAGCCACTCCAGCAATGTTTTAACATCGCTCAAATCCGTTTCGACCTTCTGTGCTTTAAAATCTCTTCTAAATATCACTTTTTCACCTCCTTAGAGGGTTTATCGCAAAATACACTCCGGCACCGAATAATACCACCCCCAAAGCATAGCAGCCTGCTATCCTGTTAATAAAAAAAGTAGTTCCGACTATTACGCCTAAACCACTTATAATCAAAATATCCTCGATGCATTTGCTAAGGAATTTAACTACGCTTTTCATCTAATCAACTCCAAATTTTATTCAAGAATTCTTCAGTTGCGTATTCTGATATATCAACTGCACTCTCACTAACCATTGCCCTTACATGAGATATTACCAGCGCTACGGCTGGGTCAATCCTATACTGTGCCTTTGATTTATCAAGCTTGATATTTTCTGCAGGATCCATTGTGACTATAGCGTTGTTCATTGCCCATGCCAGTACCGGATTATTGAAATGCAGCAGTTTTTTCTGAAGCACTAAAGACATAATATCCTTTGTCGGCTCCGATAATGTCCTATATCCCTGCCTTATTTCAACTGTTGTAAAACCTTCATTGGTTAAGTTTTGAGCCAGTTGAGTAGCATTCCAAGGGTCATAACAGATTTCCCGTATATCATAGTCATCTGACATTTGCATAATGTATGATTCTATGAATGAGTAGTCAACTACGTCTCCCGGAGTCTCGGTAATATACCCTTTTTTAATCCAGGTTCTGTACGACACCCCATCTTTCTTTTCCTTTTCAAGCACCCTGTTCTCTGGGATAAAACTGTGGGATATAACTGCGTAGCGGCCATCTTCAAACGGGAATTCAAAATTAACCGATGTCATGTCTGTTGTGGATGATAAGTCTATTCCAACATAGCATGATTTCCCTTTTAGATCTTCAATCTTGATATCATCATTTGCATCTATATGGCATGCCTTCCACCTCTCCATATCCATCCAGCGTATCTCCTGATTTACCCACATATTTAGGTGCTTGCAAAGGAAATTGTTCTGGGCTGCCGGTATCTGCTTTGCCCTTTCTGCTTTCATCCTCAAGTCTTCCAGTTTTACACTGACACCCAGATTAGGATTGGCCTTAATCCAGCACGATTCATCCCGCCAATCATCCTCATGATCTATTTGAGCAATATAGCAGAAGAACATATTATCTTCCGTATGCCCATTTAAGATGTTGCATCCATATTCGTATAATTCATAAGCGATACCATGATTATCAAAGCCGGCAGTTGTTATTCCGAATATAAGAGGCTGCTGCCTCGCCGCAGTACCATTGGCAATTATGTCATATATCTCTCTCGTTTTATGCGCATGAAGCTCATCAATTAGTCCCCCATGGATATTAAGACCATCAAGGGAATTTACATCGGATGACAGGGGCTCAAACTTGCTGTTTGTTCTAGGCATATTAATATTCCGCTGAAGCACTTCAAGATATTTTTTTATGGATGAGGATGCATTGACCATCCTCTTGGCTTCATCAAAAATAATCCTTGCCTGGTCTCTTTTGGTAGCAGCAGAGTAAACCTCAGCTCCCTGCTCTCCGTCTGCCATTGTAAGGTATACTCCTAGCCCTGCCAACATGGTAGATTTACCATTTTTCTTTGCGACCTGTACATAAGCTGTCCTATACATCCTCAAATCTGTTTTCTTGTGCTTCCATCCGAATATGCTGCCTACAATAAAGCATTGCCATAGTTCCAAAACTACCGGCTTCCCAGCCCATTCCCCTTTGGAGTGGCATAGAAACCCGAAGAAGTCCATTATACGTTCTGCGGCTTCAACGTCAAAATAAAATGGAAATGCTTTTGTTTTTGACTTCTTAAGCATTTCCATATGTCTTTCACAAGCGTTACGCACCAATTTGCCGGTTATTATCCTACCAGCCAGTACCTTTCTTGCGTATTCTGTTGTTCTATCCTTTACTCTATCCACTCTTCTTTCCGCCCTTCAGGAAGGTAAGCAACGGGTCTTCTTCAGTTTCCCTGGAATTGACACTCACCTTTGTTCTGGAGCTTGGTGTCATTCCAAATTCGCTTGCAAAATCCTTCATGAGTTTCATGGCATCATTTGCTATAGCAATCTCGGGTATAGGAAGCCTATTACCCTTTGGGCCTATGTAACTCAGCTTTCCATCATTATCTGAGGCATATGCTTTAATCTTTCGTGTTGCTTGGATCCAAATTGAATAGTTATGGCAATATGCAGCAAGTGTGTTATAGTCAACTTTGGCAAGAAGCCCAAGCAGGTGGAGCTCCGGTGCAATCCTCTTCCATTCCTTTTTAGCCTGTGTATCCAAAAAGTCCGGGGGCCCAGGAATAGTATTTTCTTGTTCAAAATGAGGTTCGTTTTGATTCAATTTTCGCTTACCAGGATTCCCGCGCAACTCTGCCAATTTTGTCGGCTGCGTTTTCGGCCCTCTGGCTCCCATGACTTTTCCCTCCTTTCAAAACTTGCGGACACACACAAACAACTTGCCGCGTGGTCTCCATTGAAAAGGTTGTAGAGATTATTGTACCCCCCTACCCTCCATCAACCTATGTCCCTTAACACTGTTGCAGTGTATGCATGCGCCCTGATGATTGTTCGGGTTCCAAAACCTTGGATCATCTGGCCCATCCGGTGGATCTATATGGTCAACGCAATTGGCAACTCTTGTACAACCAGGCAGCTGCAGTTTACACAATACATTCTCCGGCTGACTCAGAAACCATTTACTGTATCTTCTCCATCTACTGTCATAGCCTCTTTCATGCGCTGAACCTCTTTGCTTGTCATAATGTTTTTGAAGTTCCTTTTTATGTTCATCACAATACCCGTTTCGGGTTAGTTTATTGCAACCAGTTTTCAAACATGGTTTCAATGCTTTCTTCGGCATACTATCACCTAAACATCCTTTGTCTTAAGTATCTTCTTTAAGCCTTTCTTAAGCCTTGTATCCCAGGATGTGCGGCCTACATATCTTACTAGATACTCAACCAACTGTGCCAATTCCGGGTTTATTCCATTATGGTTTGTTTTATCCAGCACTATTGCTGTAATATCAGTGGTACAATATTTTCTTTCCATATACCTGCTATCTGTTTTAACCCGATATCCTGATGCATTCAAGTACTTAACCAGATTCACGGCTCCTCCCAACTCAATAAATTTCTTAAAAATAATCTGGTTTAGCGTATTTTCGGCTGAGTTTTTCAGTATCTCATTTTTAAGATTATTGAAAATATCCATTTCAAGTTGATTTTTATTTTTATCTATCATACAATCACCTAATATTTGGTAATTTTTATTAACATACTCTTTTATTGTGTTAAGTTTATAAGTTTTTGTATAAGCATTTATATTGCTTGCTTCTTGATGAGCGATTATATTTTTGTTTAACACTACTTCAATATGTTAATACTTTAAAATATTTTAAATTTTTCTATCGCTTTATCGGTATATTCCTGCTCAATTCCAATATATCTTAAAGTAATAACAGGGCTGGCATGATTAAGTATCTTTTGAAGTGTTACAACATCTTTTGTCTGCAAATAAAAATGGTACCCGAACGTCTTTCTCATTGTATGGGTACCAATATTCTCTATCTTAAATACCCTGGCAGCGTCTCTCAGGATCATATAAGCCCTTATTCTGCTGATGGCTTTATATGGGTTCTGTTCTGATGCAATGAGCATGTCATCAGGATCTTTATCCTTGCAGTACTCCTTCAATTCCTTTTTCAACACTGGGTTAATCTTGAATATTCTCTGCTTATCAGTCTTAATCTCTCTGATGTTGATGGTATCACGATTCTTGACATCAGATATCCTAAGCTTTAAAATATCGCTTATCCTAAGGCCCGAATAAATACCTGTAATGAACATGATATAATCACGCTCATTCTTATCCCTTAAGTAATTTGCTATTGACTTAACCAGTTCCGAGTCCCTAATCGGCTCTACATAATTCATGCCATCACCTTCTCAGACTTTCCTTAGCGCAGCTGCCGAATGGACAGTAAAATTTCATGCCTGTCCATGAGCCGAAATCGCATGTATTGCACTTATGCTTATTTATTTTTTCAAGCCTGCGCTCTTCCTTGGCCTTTTCTGCCTTCAAGGCGGCCTGCTTCAAGCTGCTCATACATATCACTCCAAAAGAAAATAGCCCGGATATTTCCGAGCTATCAGATTATTTTTCTCAATATCATAATAAATTTATTTTTCAATATTGTCAGTAGGTAAAAAGTAGGTTTTATTTTTTGCCGAAATCTCTTTTATGTATTGTTCGCTATATCCAAGCGTTTCGGCTATTTCGCTTATTCTCAAACCAGTTATATCTCTAAGGTAAACCACCTTAAAATCTATTCCATCAAATTTATAAACTTCTTCCAATATGGCTTTTTCCAATTGTTCTAAACGATGCAGCTTTGACGCTATATCATTTATTCTGTCTCTTCCGTCATTAATATGTTTTACTATCCTGTCCAAACTGGTTGCATTATAGGAGCCCTTTGGCATGCCATCAATATTAATTGCATTTAAATCTTTAGGCTTATCTTTGTATAATAGTTCTTCCCAGTATCTCAAATTATCTTCTGCGGCTTCTAGCATTAGCTGAAGTTGATCTCTTAGTAGATTTATTATTTCTTTATATTTTTTCATATCCCCAAACGTTGTTATCAACTTAACTCACACCTTTCTCCTAGGTAGTTTGCTTTACATTTCTCCTTTCTGTCAGCCTTCTAAAAGCTTTTCTTTATTTTTTCTGCGCTCCTCCATAATCATTTTTATTTCTTCATCAGAGATATTTTCATACCCCTCTCTACCCTTTTTTTTGAGAGCTTCTTCCAGCTTTTTGACATCATAGTCTCTGCCCTTAAAATTGTTAAATGTAGGCTTGTTGCTCTTCATACTATTTCCAATTTGCTTTAATTCAGACTTTGGTATCCCGTCAATGTATTCCTCATAGGACCTGCTTTCTCCTAAAAATGTCTTAGCATGCTTGATAAACCTTACCTCAGTGCCATCCTGTCTGCATTTCTCAGCATAATTCTGAGCAGCCTTTATCATGTCTGCAGGATCAACCTTTTGCCGCAGCCTGGCTTTCCATTTTGCAAAAGCTGCTGCCTTCTCAGTTTTTCGTGGATAGCAACTCCAAAACTCCTCAAAATCATCGGTATACTCATGCTTGCTTTTGCCAGGATCTACTTCCTGCGCTCCTCCGGATTCGTTATCCGGGTTCTCAGCCGAGGCATTTCCGCTATCGCCTGCATCGCCAGGTGCAGGCATATTATCGAATACCGAGTTTCGAGTATCGAGATACGAGTATCGAGTAACGGGAACATTTGCTTGCATTTGTTTGCATTTGATTTCATCTACATTCAAATGATTGCAAATGCTATCAACTTCTAATATTATAATTTTTCCTTCGTCGATTGATGGAAATTTGCTCTTATTAGCTCTTATATTCTGATGCTTTGCCCAAGTGTTCACTTGAAGGTATAGTTTTTCATCGACTTCATATAGGGTTATAAGCTTTTTAGATAGCTTTGCAAGCATCTGCTTAATATCTTCAAGGCTTACGTTGTCTATTCTTAATGGGTAGCACTTTGCTCTTACAATCTGAGGCCTTGCTTCCATCCTTCCGTAATCATCACAGTTTACAAGTAAGCGATAGAAAAATGCTTCTTCCTGAGAGCTTAATGCATCTATATCCTCGCTGATGCAGATGCTCTCTTTAATTATTCTATTAGGCAAATACATCACCTCCTACTTTAACTATCCGACAAGTTTAAGTTGTTTCAGTTTGTAGTTGTCCAAGAGTATATATATTGGCTTGTCCTCTGCAGTTGCCCAATTATCATGGAATGCGTCATATCAAATTCATTGTAATTTGTTGCACTGGTTCAAAATTCATCCATAATACTTCTGTCTTGCTTTGTCCTCTTTCAGTTGCCGTATTTCGCTTTTCAATACGCCATCTGTTCAAATATTTTTCATACAAAGGGTTTTCATATCCGCTTAATATTACTGGGCCTTTGTGACATTTCAACGCTTCCAGCAGCCTTATATGGTCTTTTTCTGTCATATCATAGGCATATATATAACTGTTGCGTGTATCAAGCGTATAAGGTGGGTCAGCATATATCAACACTGATTCATGATTGTATTTTTCTATTAATTCAACTGCATCCATGTTCTCAATCTGTACCGCTTTCAATCTTTCTGCTACTTCCATTACTCGATCTGGCACCTTACTCCATTGTTCTGGCATATTCGGGCATTGTCCCTGCGCTGAATGTCTCCATCCTGTCCGGTAGCCCGTCCTTGTTGCAAAAGCCTGCCAGCATCTAACAAGAAAACGCCTTGCATCTTCCAGACTATCACCTGTCTTTTCATAGCTTTGCAGATATTCATCCCTTGCCCAAGGAGTTAATTCGATTAACCTGGCCAGCTCAAGCGGTTTTTCTCTTATAACTTTGAACAAATTAACCACATTTCCATCTATATCATTTACCGTTTCAATGCCTTTCGGTTCTTTGTTAAACAGTATAGCCCCACTGCCAAAGTAAGGTTCCAAATATATTTTATGAGGCGGCATCTGTTCAATTATCCACTTTGCAAGTCTCCATTTTGCACCCGGATATTTTAATATTGGCTGCATATTTTCACCCCGTTATGTCGCAACATAATCATGTTATGCAACAACTCGTGATGTAGAATATTGCTATGCTCATGTATCCTCCTTTCTATTTCCTCGTTTGTTTTAGCTTTTCAACTATCTTATTCATGTGTTCTGTTGCCTTAGCCTGCGCAAACATTCTGTCTTGTTCTGTCTCTTCTTTATCTCCCATAATCCCTATGAACTGGCTTACTTTAAGTCCAAGGAATTCCTGTATAGTTTCGTCCGTACCTTCTTCAGCTACAAGGTAATAGCAGAGTATTGAGTCTTTGCTTTCGTCTACGCCAATTCTCTGAACTCTATCTTCCGCCTGACTGTGAATCGCAGGGCTCCAATCAAGTTCACCGAATACTACGCATGTTGCACTTTGCAATCCATCTATACCAGCTGCTGCTCTCAATGATATACAGCATATATTTGTACGGTTATTCTTGAAGGCTTCAACTGCGGCATCTTTCTGGTTACTTGTTTCCTTCCCGGTTATGAATACAGGGTGAAAGGCCTTGAGCTCTTTTTTATATTCATCCCATACAGCATGATGATAAGCAAACAGTAGAACCCTCTCTCCAGCTTCCAGGAGCATCTTAACGAACTCTGCAACATACAGAGCTTTTGCAATGCCTATGGCCTGCCTTGAATCATTGACCACTTCCCGGGTGACTCTCCCTTTTTCAAAGTAGTCTTTAATATCGTCTATGCCCTTTGCCTTCATGATTGCATCTTTAATGAGATCACTATATGTCCCAGTATCAAAGTCAACCGTCTGTACTACTCTGCGCTTTGGTGGTAACTCCTTCAATACCTGTTCTTTTGTCCTCCTGAGTAACAGACCTTCCCTTTTCAAATAATCACCCAGCAAATCAGGTTTTTTCACAATATCTGAGCCATAACCAGTGCACCATTCCCTGGTGAAACTGTCCCAATCCCCAAGACAGTGATATTCAAGGATATTCATTACATTCCAAATCTCCCCGCCCCGGTTGTATATTGGTGTACCGGAAAGTCCTATGACATTTTCGCATCTAGAAGCTACCAGAGAAGCTGCGCTGTATTTTTCTGTTCCATTGTGTCTGAGGTCCTGAATTTCATCAAATACTATTGCCTTGAAATTCATTTCTGGAAGCACTCTTTTCCATCCCCTGAGCAATAGGTAGTGAATGATATAAATGCTTGCTTCGGGCAGTTTATACGGTCTTAATCCCTTTATAATATGGACTGATGAGTCCTCCTTCTCGCTTATGGCATAATCCAAAAGTGACAACTGCTGTCCAGGTAATGTGATGAAGTTTTTTATCTCACGCTTCCAGTTCTTTACTAGATGCGGTGGTACTACTATTAATGCCGGATAGCTTTCTGTAGTCGCTAAGAATGCAAGAGCTGTTGGGGTTTTGCCTGTTCCCATTTCATCAGCAAGTAAGGTTCTGCGGTTATGAAGCAGAAATGCAAGTCCTTCTTTTTGAAACTCCAATAGCTCTCCGTTAAATTCAAGCGGCGGTGTAACCTTCTGATGCCTCTTGTTTAGCTCATTCCTCTTTAAAACGTGGTCAACCGTTTCCTGATATGCCTTCTCCCATCTCTCGGGCTCTTCTATTCTTAGCGGGTAACGCAGCATAAGCCAGTTCAGATCGCCATTAATTCTCTTATTGTTTGGGAATCTTGCAAAGCCACTACCTCTTCCGGAACACCCCGGGAACAGCCGTTTTGCCATATCTATTACACAAGGCTCACCCTCAATTATCCAAGAGTTCTGAAAGTCATCATGCTTAAGCGTTCCGTAGTAATATTCTGCTTCACCGACACTATTCAAATAAGCAGGTATCATAGTGCAATCCCCCATAGTTTATTAAGTCCGAATGAAAGGCAAGGCTTTCCATTTAACTCCCTAGGCACATCTAGATTCTTTTCAACAACTAGAATGATTCCTTTAACTTCCTTAAATCCTGCATACCTTTCAAGTTGCTTTGTTACCTGACTTTTATTAGGCTTACCTTTCTTAACTTCAATAGCAATTCCATCTCCAGTCAGAAAATCTACTCTATTTCTTGGACCTAGTTGAAATTCTCTTATGAATGAGATGCCGTCAGATGCTAATACCATGGCTATCTTATTTTGAAGGTCGAACTCTTCTACAACTGGATTGATTCTAAGTTTGCTTAATGCTTTCAGTACTGTCATTTCCATCATTTAAGACCTCTACATCTTTTTGCTTTATCTCAATACTGTTTATCTCGCAGAATCTATTTATAAGCTTTTCCGTAGGCGGAAAGCCATACTTCTCTATGTGCCATTCCTTGTATTTTTCTATTGCCTCCTTACCGCCCATGACTACGCCCCTCCTTATATCATACTAAGTTGCTCGTATCCGCTTTGAGCCTTTACCCAGGGTTCATACTCTTCAAAGCTGCACACGGTATGTTTCCTGCTGTTCACCCAACTTGCAAAGCAGTGATGTTTCTTTGTGGGATATGTGAGATTATAAGGCATTACATAAGGTCTTATTCCGATCTCGGTTAACCGCCTGAACCGGTACATATCCTCTTCAAAGGTTGTGTTATAGCCCGTCAGCATGTAGCACATATGCCGCCATTTCTTAACGAACTTAGACAGCAGCTTTATGCCGTCCATAACCTGCTGCTCAAAGCCCATCAAATCCCATGCATAGTGTAGGCTCCTGAGATGTTTTACTTCCGATAATGCCTGAGCAATTTCTGGTGTAAGCAATCGAACATCAATGCCTTGGCTGATATCTACTACCAGCCCCCTGTCCCTTATCTCATGAAGTTTGTCTATGCAATCAGGATCTGCAGTCAGGTTGTTGTCCATCAGTATAAGTACGTTGCTTCTTGGATTCAGCAACTCCCCTATACTTGTAACCTGCCTGAAGCTTCCTTCTTTTGGCGGCACGAAGCAGAAACCGCAGTTTCGGACACAACCCCGGGAAGTAAATCCCATACCGGCATTTATTATTGTTGCGGCCTTTTTTGTTTTGCTCTCTTTCGTTGCAATACCACCCTTTATCCGGGGAAGGATATCTGCCACTGTGTAGAGTCCATAATCAGGTTTGCAAGCCTCTATTTCGTCCGGAAGCACCTTATGTATATCCTTTCCTGTTCCGCCGACCTCCGCATTTGAGTACAGTTGTAGTAGCTTTTCAACTTTTGGCTTATTCCAGGTAAATAGACTACTTATATATACTTTGTCATAGCGCTTACCCGGCTGAGCAAATTCAACCTGTTTTCCAGCCGCCTTATAATAGCTGCTGATTTTCATGAGTGCCAAATTGGGAAGTTTTCCATCAACATCTATAAGCCCTATCAATGTAAAATCTCCCATTACTCATATCCCCCTGGCTCCCAGAAGCCATAGTCCATAAGATCGTCTGTGTTTTCTATCCAATCCGGAACAATCAAACAATCGTCAAATGGCACTTCCAGATACTCTCCCTGATGCTCACGGGATTTGTAGTAAATAATTCGATCCTCTATGTAGTAATCCGTTACGTACAATCGGTTTGTCCAGCCGCATTTAGTATATTGAAATATTGTATATCTACCTTGCTTGACTTCCGGCTCTGGGACCTCCACTGCAACCGGTGTCACTGCAGGCTGATTCATAAACCATGTTAGAAATAGCAGGTATATGACTATGAGCACCATCAAAGTTTTCATTGTCCTACTTGGATTCATTATGATATCCTCCTTTTGTTTTTTATAATTTCTGCAATTGTCGCAGTAAGATGGTTTTCCTTATACCACATAAAGTGAGCTTGTTTAGATAGTTCAGCTGCTGCCTTCTTTTCTCCATTTATCAGGCGCACTATAGCCTGTCCTAGAACTTTTTGCACTTTAGGGCTCATAATATCACCCTCTCTTATTGGGCTTTTGGCAGCTGTCCATCCTCAAGCATCTTCCCGACTGTGGCAATAGCAAAAGCTACCGTTACCGCATCGATTTTGTTCTTCATAGCTTTTGTTATCCGTTCAAGATTCCAGCGTAAATCAGTATATCCAGCCAACGCGCAGCCTGCATTCCAGTCTGGCACACAGCAAAAACCGCCCCTCTGAGAATCACCAAATATTACTCTTATGCTGGATCTGGATGATATCTGCATTTCATAATGACTGCCATGATTTATAAGCCTGGTTATCGTAGCAGGCCATTCTTCGATATTTTTCCCTTTACGCATTTTGCATGTAAACTTGATAGCATTCATACGGTTCATCCCTTTCAATGTTTTCTAGCTTAAAGCTTTTAATACTGTCTTTTGCATAAGGTATTCTGTCGTATCTGTGCTGAGGATAAAATATGGCATGCTGGCATGGTTTTATAATGTTCTCTATAATCTTAACTTTAGCCACTGAACCGGATCTGATTTGCGCTATATCCACCAAAATACCGATATATGTACCCCAGTATTCATCAATCGCAATAACTGGGCCGCCTATACATTCCAATGCTTCATTTATCTCCATATAGTCACCTCTTGCATAATTTGGTAAATTATAGTATACTTAAATTAACAACAATTTCTATTAGGCCTCTAAGCATATTGCTTTGGGCTTTTTTCTTTTTGGGTATTGTGAGAAAATATAATTGAAAATGCTGCAGCTATTGCTTCCTTGACTTCTCTTCCAACTTGGTGCCAGCGTTCTTCTTCGTTCTGGTCCACTGCTCCGTCGCATGCTATTTCAACCATGTCTCTGCTTACAAGCTGGATATCCCCTACCTCCTTTTGAAACCGCAGTACTGCCTTCGGCAGGTCCGAGAAGTCAATTACCGGCAGGAACATTTGCCCTACTTTTGATGATTTTCTAAGGTGCTCATAGGCTAACCAGTTGGCTTGATATACTTCTACCATGGAGCACACTATTTCATCCGGCGGTATTGTCCTGCCCGTTTCATAGTCTGACAAAGACCTGGTGCTTGTAAAAAGCAGCTCTGCTGCAACTTCCTGGGATATATCTGCAGAAACTCTGGCGTACCGATAAATGTTTCCGCACCCTTTCATCCTTCAAATCGACCTCCTTACATGTGATAATAAAAATATAATATCCCACCTTAAAACCTAGCCACATATCTCGGGGCTTCTGCCTTAACCTTCATAACCGATGTAACTAACATTTCCGTTGCTGCATACAACATAATATCCCTTTGCCGCAAGTGCCAATACTTCTTCGATCGTAAACATGCTTATCCCACCTTTCATTATTTTTTAGAAGGCTGCCCGGCCTTCTTTTTTCTAATAGTTATACTGGTTTCTCCAATGATTCTATAATTGCATCGTATGTTGGTACTCTCATATCCTCAGGGAGCTTCTGGATCCGGTCGTCGATTATCTGAGCAAACGCTTTTGCAACAAGCTTCCTAACTACTTCATCACTTGGCTTATGAACAATTACCTTCAACGGCTCCCTCTTGGCCATACTCCCTCACTTCCTTTCTATAGCCTATGAGCGATTCTGATTGTACTATGCTAGCTTGCTTGGATTTCTTTATTTTCTATTTGTTCAGCGTATTCAAGTATTATTCTTTTTAATGCTCCAGATTTTGTAGTTCTCCATTGTCTAGCTTTTTCAATCACATACTGGTCTATATCGTCAGGCATACGGAAAGTGAATCTTACTTTGTCATTTGTCATATTCATGACGTCACCTCCTTTCTATATTATACTATGTCATAATTGTGACGTCAATAGTCACTGTTGACTTTATTTAAAAAAAATTATATACTGGCGTCATAAAGACACCATATTAAGGAGGAACAATATTATGTCAGGAGAAAAGCGCTTTACGCTACGTATGGATGCCGACTTGTTTGAAGAGCTTGTTAATACAGCTAAAAAACATCGCCGCTCTACTGCAAAAGAAGTTGAATATGCTATAGCTCTGTATCTAAGAAATCTAGCGGAAAAGGAATACCGTGACTCCCTCGATATCGACAACATGACAAGTGAGGAAGCTGCAGCAAGCCTTAAAGAACTACGTGAGATATCAAATAAATATAATGCTTACCTGGATTACTCTCATACAGTTCCCGTTGAATGTCCCAACTGCCATAAAATAAGTGATATACCTATTAACGATGTACGGGTAAATCAGGGAATGTATTGTTTAATATGCGGTGCTAAATTCTTCCCTGATGGTACCATTGTCGAATAACCCCCTAACTCGCTTGTGTTTTAGATTTGTTTTTTGTGTCACTTTGTTGCACCATATCGATTAAAAAAAAATTATCGAAATTTTCTTTGGGAAATGCCTTTTTAAAACCAGCAAGAAATTGTTCTCCAGGATTACAGCTTCCCCTCAGTATTCTCCAAAGCTGCGATCTAGAAACACCAATAAGATTTGCCATTTCTGTCATACTTAATTTCTTTGTATCCTGTAAATTTATGAATTCTTGCTTATTTAATATGAATGACAATTGCTATCACTCTCCTTTTGTTGCATGCGTGTGTCACTTTTAATAATAATATATCACCCATGTCACAACAATGCAACACTTATTTTAGAAATATTTATTTCTTTGTTGCGTACATGTTACATTATGGTAAAATAAAATTAGAAAACACAGGGAGGATTCCATATGCTTCTGAAAAATGATAGTGAAACATTTGGTCAATATATAACTCGGCTGAGGGAAGCAAAAGGCTATTCTCAAAGAAAACTGGCTATGATTTCAGGATTAAGCAACACAACAATAGGACGTATTGAAAAAAGTGAAACTGAAAATCCTGATTTATTAACATTAACCACCCTCGCAAAACATCTTAATGTTGATGAATCCTATATATTACAAGCTGCCGGATATATTGAATCTAAAACATCTATTAAAAAAGAAAATAAAATAAATGATAAAATCGCACATGCAGTGAATGATGATCCGGAGCTTCTTACCTTCTGGGAAGAGATGAAGGAACGGGAAAGTCTCCAGTTGCTGTTTAAGCAAGCCAGGGCATTGGATGATAAGGATATTAAGCAAATTATACGAATAATCAAAGCCATAGAAGATGAGGAGGACAAGGAGGAATAGTAGTGCAAGATAAAGCTTATGAACTAATTGAGAAAATGTATGTTGAGTTTAGCAAGAAGTTTGAATCAATTGATGCCAGATTTGATTCCCTTGAAGCTAAGACAAATAAAAATACCATTTTGTTAGAGGCTCTGGGAACCAAAATAAACACTATTGCCGAAGTACAAGAGAACCAAATGGCTATGTCGCTCAGGCAGTATAACGAAACCATTAACCTTATAGAAAACAATAAAAGCCTGATAGAATCAGCAGTAATAAAAAACATAACCAAAACAGATGAAAAAATAGATAGAATTGCTGATGATATTGATTTCATAAAGCATAAGCAGCACAAAACGGAGGAGGACATACACAAGGTAGAGAAGCAGCTGAAAGCCATAAAATAGACATACAGCATATTGAGACGCAGGAGGGATTGAATGTACGATATATTGGAGGCCCCTCTATACAAGGCACTTGTTGCAGAAGATATAGCTTTTTATGATGTAATGAACGCATTCGATATTAAAACGACTATAGCCATGAATCTTTCCCCTTCCATATATGGTTTTGTGTATGTCAGCAAAAGAGGAAAATATCATATTATACTTAACGGGGATATCAATTATGAGACACAGTGCAGGGTGTTCCTGCATGAGATAAAGCACATAATAAAGGATTTACCTACCATGAACTATATCATAGGCATGGACATGCTCCACTATGAATTTGAAAAAGATGCAGATTCAATATGAATATATGAAGACTCGCATAAGGTTCCTCACGGAACTTTTTATATAGCTTTATATGGTAAATTGTGCTTATTGAGTAATATTTTGTCGAGGTATGTCGATACTTATTTGATGCTTATAGAAAATAATATAAATATTTAAAGGGGGATAAGTATGGATTTTATTGATGAGCTGAAACAGTTTTCAAAAAGGATCGAAGGTTTAAAGGATAAAATTACAACAGAGGAAGCTACCAAGACATCAATGATTATGCCTTTCTTCCAAATGCTTGGTTATGATGTTTTTAATCCACATGAGTTTGTTCCGGAGTTCATAGCCGATGTCGGTATTAAGAAAGGTGAGAAAGTTGACTACGCAATAATGAAGGATAATAGCCCAGTGATTTTGATAGAAGCTAAATGGTGTGGAGAAAACCTTGATAAGCATGATTCTCAGTTATTCAGATACTTTGGTACTACGACTGCAAAGTTTGCTATTCTTACAAATGGGCTCATATATAAGTTTTATACAGATCTGGATGAACAGAACAAGATGGATGCTAAACCATTCTTGGAGATAAATCTGCTGGATATAAAAGAATCCTATGTCAATGAACTGAAGAAATTCCACAAGCAGTCATTTGATATTGATACTATTTTCAATACCGCTTCCGAACTTAAATATTCAAACGAGATAATCAAATACATGACTACACAGCTTAAAACCCCTGAGGATGAGTTTGTGAAATTTATTTCAGGTAAAGTCTATACAGGGGTTAAGACTCAAAATGTAATAACCAGATTTAGAGAGATTGTAAGAAAGTCCTTGAATCAATTTGTCACTGAACTGATGAATGAAAAAATAACCTCTGCACTAAAGAGTAATGATACCCAAGAGGGACAGCCAACTACTCCAATTGCAGAGACTGTTAAACCTGAACCAGAAGCAGCAAGCAAACCTTTAGTGATAACTACCGAAGAGGAAATGGAATTTTTCTATACAATAAAGACATTCCTTAGAGAAATTGTTCCAAAAGAGAAAATCAGCTATAAAGACACTCAGTCTTATTTTGGTATTCTCTATGATAATAATTCGTGGAAATGGATATGCAGGCTTAAGCTGGATGGGAGTAAGAAATACATATATTTACCCGATGAGACCAAAAGTCCGGTCGCATATCAGATTGAGAATATTGATGATATTTATGACTATAAAGATAGAATTATTGAGGTTGTGAAGCGGTATATGTAATATATATAATTTAATTTGCTTAATCGTAAAGGGAAAGGGTAATCCGTGCCGGGCATATTCTTGCTATAGAAGGAAAGTTGAAGATGCAGTTAAGCTAAGAAAAAAGGGCATAAAGTTCTTATAGTTCATGAAAATGACTTTTGGGATGCTGTATAAGATTTATAGAGTATATTTATAGGTATCTTAGTCCTCTAATATTAGGGAGATAGGTGATAAATATGGCTAATAAATTTGGCGGAACTTGGACTATGATTAAATTAGATTTATTAAGAAAATATCTTGAGGCTTATGCTAATGTTTTCAAACACCAGACATATTATGAACTGGTCTACATTGATGCTTTTGCAGGTAGTGGTAAATGTGATACCCGGTTAGGTGTACTAGACGGTTCTACAAGAATTGCTCTTGAAGTCAACAGGTTTGATGAGTATATATTTATTGAGCAAGATAAGGAGAATTATGAAAAGCTTCTACAACTAGCAAAGGAGTACCCACATAAGAAAATTACACTTTATAACGAAGATTGCAACAATATAATTAGCTCTATATTAAGTCGATATGATTGGTTCAAGACTCGAGCATTAGCATTTCTGGATCCTTATCAGATGGAACTATCTTTTGATACACTTAAACAGATAGCAGCAACAAAGGCTATTGATTTATGGTATCTATTTCCTCTAAATCAAGTCACAAGAACCTTGCGAAATGATGGAAAGATAGAACCTAAAGATGAAGAACGCCTGAATATATTACTGGGAGAAGGCGACTGGAAAAGCAAATTGTATAGAGAAAAAATACAGCCTTCGTTCTTTGATACAGAAGATGATGTAGAAAGAAAGGATCAAGAAGATATATGCTGCTATTTCCGCAATCGTTTACTTGAATTGTTTCCTTCTGTACTGTGCCCTGTCTGCCTTAAGAATAGCAATAATTCCCCTTTATTCGCACTGTATTTTGCAATCTCAAATCCTAAGAAAGCGGCTCAGGATGCTGCAAACCGGATAGCAGGTTACTTAATAGAAAAAAAGAGAACATTCGTTTGTATTTCTCCCCAGAAAAGGTTATAATAGTATATATAACCAGTGGAGGGAATTATGGATACAATTATAAGAAAATCAATGCTTTACAAAACAGGTGTAGAGTATGGCGATTATACAATAAATCACGTCCAAGGGTGCTCACATGGCTGTAATTATCCCTGCTATGCAATGATGTTGGCAAAGCGTTTCGGGAAAGTAAAAGACTATGAGGAATGGTGCAAACCAAAGCTTGCAGCAAATGCACTCGACATACTAACCAAAGAGATTCCTAAGTATAAGCGAGATATAAAATCTGTGCACCTATGCTTTACAACTGATCCTTTTATGTATGGGTATGGTGAGATATCAAATATGAGCATAAAAATCATAAAGATGCTCAATAGCAATGGCATAAAAGTCACTGCATTAACAAAAGGTTTGCTCCCTAAAGAATTAGTTGACCTATCACCCGAAAATGAATATGGTATAACGCTTGTATCTTTAGATGAAGGCTTTAGACAAAAATATGAACCTGGAGCCGCACCATATGCTGATAGGATAAGCAGTTTAAAGTATTTACATAATCATGATTGTAAAACATGGGTAAGCATAGAACCTTACCCAACACCTAATATAATTGACCAAGATTATTATAAAATACTGGAATCAATAAAATTTGTAGATAAAATTATTTTCGGTAGATTGAACTATAATCCGCTTGTAAATAAATATAAAGGATATAAGGAATTCTTTAACACATTAGCATATCAAACAATTGAGTTCTGTAATAATTATGGACTGGAATATCATATAAAAGATGGAACAATTACAGAATATGTCCAATATATATAAATGCCTTCGGGCATTTTGTTTTATAGGAGGTCCCTTTATGAAATTTGCAATATACAGCCGCAAATCCAAATATACCGGTATTGGAGAGTCCATCGAAAACCAGATCACCATGTGCCGGGAATACATAGAAAAGAACTTCAAGGTTGATGAGGTCTTAATATATGAGGATGAAGGCTTCTCAGGAGGCAATGTTGACCGTCCGAAGTTCCAGAAGATGCTCCGGGATGCCATAGCAAACATGTTTGATGCCGTAGTGTGCTACCGGCTTGATAGGATTAGCAGGAATATCTCCGACTTCTCAAATCTTATTAATACCCTCCAGGAATACAACATATCCTTCATATCCATCAGGGAACAGTTTGACACTTCTACCCCTCTCGGCCGGGCAATGATGTATATTGCCTCCGTATTCGCCCAGCTTGAGCGTGAGACAATTGCTGAGCGCATCCGGGATAATATGCTCCAGCTTGCCCGTTCCGGCCGCTGGACAGGGGGCATAACTCCGACAGGCTTCAGGAGTGAAGCTGTACCCTACTTTGATAATGAAATGAATGAAAAGAAAATGTATATGCTTACCGACATTCCGGAAGAGCTGGAGCTGGTCAAAAAATTGTACAGCCAGTACCTCAATCTCGGCAGCATCTCCAAGCTTGAGACCTGGTGCAACGAAAACGGTGTGAAAAGCAAGAACGGGAAATACTTTGACAAGTCCGCCCTTAAATTGATTCTCTCCAACCCGGTCTATGCCGTAGCTGATGAGCTACTGTATGAATACCTTGCAAGCAATAATGTCGATATAGCCAGTGACAAATCCGAGTTCGACGGTTCCCATGGAGTTCTATCTTATAACAAGACACAGGAGATAAAAAGAAAAAGAAATCGCATCAAGGACATGTCTGAATGGGTTGTTGCTGTATCCAGACATAAAGGCATTATCCCCAGCAGTGATTGGATAAGGGTGCAGAAAATAATCGAACAGAACAAGGATAAAGCTCCCAGGTATGAAACAAGCAAAATCGGATTGCTGTCCGGCCTAATAAGGTGCAGCTGCGGCGCCCTTATGCGCCTGGGCTATGGAAGCAAAAGCACAAAGCCGGAGCGAAATTATTATTATATATGCACCAAAAGGGAACGGTCTAACGGTGTAAGGTGTGCAAACAAGAATGTTGTTGGCAAGGATGCAGATAAGCTGATAGTTGATGAGCTTATGAAATTATCCATGGGGCGCAGTGAATTTTCCGAAGCATTGAAGAAAAACAAATCAGCCTCCTCTAAGCAAGTAAAGGAACAATCAAAAAGAATATTATCCCTCAATAAAGAACTGGATGATACAAATAAGGCTATAGAAAACCTTACCATGCAGCTCTCTCTGAACTCTGGCTCCGCTGCAGCCAAACACATAATAAACCAGATAGAAAAGCTAGATCAGAAAGCCACTGAACTCAAGGCGAAAATTGAGAATCTTAAGGTTGAAAAGGAAGCGACTCTTATTGAGCAGATGAATATTGAACTGGTTAACCAGGCAATAAAGGACTTTCCTACTATTTTCAATGGTTTGGACATTAACGAGAAAAGAAAATATCTCAAGAACATTATCAAGGATATCACATGGGACGGAAATGCCATCCATATTAGTATCCACGGGGCTTAAAGGCTATTATCGCATTTTTGTAGACATAGCAGAAGCAGTATCAATGTCAGACAGGATAATTGTGCTTACAAGGAGGCCGGGAGAAGTTAAATCGGAGCATGATATTCAGCTGACTACCGGCGAAAAAAAGACTCCTATTATCTGCAGAGAAGCTCCTGAATTCAGGATATATTTCAATAAGATATGGAAGGAGCTGGATGTTCATGTATGAAGGATATTCCAATGAGCATAAGGAATTTATCAGAAAAGAAAGGATTACAAAAAATGCTGTTACTATTTCCAGGATAATAATACTTTCAGCAATATTTCTATTATGGGAAATTGCCGCAAATATGAAGTGGATAGATCCCTTCATCATGAGCCAGCCCTCCAGGATTGCAAATACCATCATAAATCTCTCTAAGGACGGTTCCCTGTTTCTGCATACCGGAGTCACCATATATGAAACCATAATAGGTTTTGTATCCGGCACAATTTTAGGGACACTTGTGGCAATTGTCCTATGGTGGTCAAACTTTACAGCAAGAGTCCTTGACCCTTACCTGGTAGTGCTTAATGCACTGCCAAAAACAGCTTTGGGCCCGATTATACTCGTATGGATCGGCGGAACCACCGGCTCAATCATAGTAATGGCCCTTCTCTTGTCTATAATTGTCACTATTCTCAATGTCTATCAGTCCTTCAAAAGCTGTGATGAGGATAAGATCAAGCTCTTAAAAACCTTTGGTGCCACAAAAGTTCAAATACTCAGAAAAGTGGTATTCCCATCCAGTATTCCGGAGATAATTTCAACGCTGAAAATCAATGTGGGGCTGTCACTGGTAGGCGTCATTGTCGGAGAATTCCTTGTATCAAAGGCAGGATTGGGCTATCTGATAATCTATGGCGGTCAGGTATTCAAGATGGACCTGGTCATGACCAGCGTCATTATACTGGCCGCGGCAGCCGCGCTTATGTATCTGTCAGTGTCGTGGATTGAAAAAAAGTTTGTTAAGATGCGGTAAATGCTTTGAAATATTAACTCCACTAATTCCGTTATACCGAATCAGTGGAGTTTTCTTTCATTCAAATCAAAATTGGTATATTATAATAACAAGTATAAGATATTCTTATTAAGCATTTATAACAAAGGAGGTATTACACGGTGAATAAGCCAAAACTGATTATATCATTCCTGGTTTGTGTGATATGTATAATGGCATTTTTTCTGTATAAAGACAGTCTTTACATACAAGAACTTAAAAACGCTAAAACTGCAGATATTTTATCCGGCACAGTAAACACCGGAACAGATAATTCGACGGAAGCGCAGGTTTATAGATTATTCCATGAATTCCGGGAAAAAGAAAACATGTATACTGATGAAATTCTAAAAATCATAGATAGAATCCACTGGAGGGAATACAATAAAAAGTATGGCGTGGATGCTTATGCTGCAATTGATTTATTGGAATGGCTTTCCCAAAATCCCAGAATACGTATTGAGCAGGACGAAGAAGCCATGGCAAAAATATTCCGTGCAACAAAAGGCCTGGATGGGGCACTGACAGAGCAATACTGCGTTATTCTGGGCAACTTTTTCAGGAGTAATAAAGGCAAGTTCGTTAAGGTCCTCAGCGATCAATATGATATTGATACTGAAAAAATATGTGGTTTTGTTGCATATAATTGTGCTTACTATGATATGAATGAGCAAGATATTAAAGCATATTTTGAAAGCAAAGAACTATCCGATAAAGAAAAAGAAGTTGTAGACGTATTGACTAAGGCATTTGCCAATCCCTACTAAAAAAAATAAGAGGGTAGAATAAAATGTTTCTACCCCATAATTATATCTAACAGCTCCTTTGTGTCATGAACTACATAATCCGCAGATGAAGCATCATCCTGGAAGTCCTGGGCAGCGCTCCATTTCACCAGAGCGGCCGCAACAGAAGCTCCATGGGCACAGTGAATATCAAAAACACTGTCTCCGACCATTAATGCTTCCGAGGGCTTTGCTCCCAAAAGCTCCAGGGCTTTTATCACCGGAGCTGGGTTTGGCTTATGCAGCTCTGTATCTTCAAGTGCTAGGATTACATCAAAGTATTTCTTGATATCAAATAACTCAAGACCCATAATCGCTACCCTTCTCCTTTTGGCGGTAACAAGAGCAAGGGTACGGCCTTGATTCACAAGCTCGGATAAAAGCTCCTGAACCCCTTCGAATATAGTAACTGTATCGTTATGCCTCGACTCGTTATACTCAATATATGTATTGAACAATTCATCCGCCTTTTCCTCGGAGTATCTCCTCAATGTCACTTTCAGAGGCTCCCCGAAGCATTTCAGGATATCCTCCTCGCAGACCTCCAAGCCGAGG